ATAAATTTACAGTAATGTCCCTCCGCGCGCACCAAGCAATTTTAAAGTCGATATGATAAAATATCATAACAAGGCTTGATAACTGAAAGAAAAAAGATAGACTAAATATGATAAAATATCATAATTTAGCTTAGTAATTAAAGAAAGAAAATGTTAGAATTTAGCACAAAAGGAGATTTATTAGAACACTTAGGAAAGGACAGGAAAGATGTAAGGTATGTAGATAGGATGATGCTCAAGTGAGTGGTAGAGAAAAAGGACTGAAAATACATACTGCATGATTCTCAACAAGAGGAGATAACTAGGTTAAGAGCAAAGGTAGAAAAATTAGAGATGGATAATGAATCATTAGAGATACTTATCAGAGATTTAGAGGAAAAAAAGGAGAAGAAGTCTGGCTATGTAGATGACAAAATATCATCATCTAGCATAAGTAGTGGTAAATCGGATTTAGAATTTGCTATTGAAGAATATGATAGAATATCATCTGTCTTGGTTAGCTCTATGGAAAAATGTTATAATATGTTTGTTCAGCTAAAAAAGATTGATCCTAATCAAGAAAGTTTTGATGAGTTTTATATGTGAATGACATGAGAAAGTTTAAATCACTAACTAATTAGCTAAGCCATCACACTTTTTTAGCATACAGGATTAATCAGAATCGTAAAATTCAGAAAACAACTATAAGTAAGGCTGGCATAATCTTTAATCGTACAATATCGATAAAGAGCCAGTTTTTTTTAGAGAAGATATTATCTAGTATCATAGGTATGAGAACGGTAAAGAAAAGGAATCATAGAACTCGCCCTAAAATATTTAAAAACCACATCACAATTAGTTTATTGATAAATTTACTCCATAATATTAAAAATAGTTGAAAAGTAAAGGAGAATAAATAGAAAGATAATACTCCAAAGAAATATATCATAGTTGATATAAGCACTATCTCGTAGATTTTTATACTGCGAGATTTTTTTATAATGAAGAAAACGAGAGAACAGATACAGCTCAAATGGGATAGGAAGATCAAGGAAATGATAAGTAAAGCTAATTATGACTTTGATAAGAAATGTAATGAAGCTGATAAAAAGGGGCAAGCACTAACTGACAAGCTAGTGAACAAGTATGAGAGGAAGATGAATGCTTATATAAACAAGAAGAAATTAGAATATGAGAGAAAATGTAAGAATGAAATCAGAAAATTAGAGTGAAAGGAGGAAAAAGTGTACAAGGAGAAGAAGAAGCCTTTTAATCTAGTGAAGTTTGCAGCAGAGTTATTGCAAGAGAATGTTAGATTAAGGGATTCAGACATCTCAGGGAATGGATTATGTATTAGTTGTAGCAAGTTCTGTACATGGAAAGACCATGCTGCAGGGCATAGATGGAGTAGATTGATAAAAAATCTGTTATTATGTTTTACTAACATCAACTTACAATGTAACGGCTGTAATCGAACAACCTGACCTAGAGGAAATAAGGAAGCAGAAGAAAGAGTGAATGCAAAATACGATGAGAATTTAGATAAAAAATATGGTAAGTGAACAAATACTCAGCTGAGAGAAATAAAGGAGGCTTATTTTAAAAACGACTACGATGGGAACTGGGTTTTATGAGATAAAATAGTTAATCCAACAGAAAAAGAACTCAGAAAGTTTGTAGAATCACAACTAGAGGAGAACGAATTGAGGTGGAAATGAAAAGATTTCTATAAACCATCACAGAATTGGAGAAAGATTTATGAGAAATATGTATCTGAAAATCCTATGGAGGAATAATTATTCCTCTCTTTTATATATTAAGAAGAAGAAATGGGACTAGTAGACACAGACAATGTCAAGAACTCTCATGCTAGTATTGAGAGGCAACAGGATGCTGAAAGAGCATCAGCATTATTAAAGATTATCAATGAGTATAGGGTATATACTCAGAGATTTGAAACATTACCTACGTGGGACATCTTAGAATTTCTACAGAAGTTAGATAACGAGGTAAATGAGAGGTATAACAAGGAGGTAAAAGATGCTGAGAGAGATAAGATAAAGGAACAGTATTTCTTACTCACTCATAAAAAACCTTTCTTATGATGGAGCAATGAGAGAATCCTAGAGGAAATGGAGAAATTTAAGGAGAAATGTGTAGAGAATGAAGATTTAACTTCTAAGAAAAGCAGATGGAAGAAAGTATTAAAGAACAAGTAAAAGAAGAAAAAAAGAAATGAGGTAGGATCAAGTGAAGTTGAGATAATCTAGTGGTAAGTAGATTTGAAAGAACAGGAGAAGCCTGAAGCTGAAAATATGTATGACCTGATAAGATAGCAATGAAGAAAAAACTGACTTATAAGGAGAAAGCATTTGTAGATGAGTATCTACAATCTCACAATGCTAGTGCAGCATATAGAGCATCTAAGGGTACACTAGCTAATCCTGAGGAATGGGTAGATAGTGATAGACCAAACTGAATGCACATGAAAAGAAAGGAGAAGATAAAGGCATATCTCATGGAGAAGATAATGACTGATGCTGATGAGTGTTTAGATATACAGATGGATTTAATCAGGAACGAGAAAACACCTGCAGCAGTAAGGAATGCAGCAATAGTAGATAGATTAAACAGAATGTGAATAGGAAAGGAGAAAGAGGAAAGCGATGAGTTTACAGGAGTAGGAGAAGTTACTATCACTATCAAGCATAAGAAACCTGACATTATAGACATGAGTAATGATTTAGAAATTATAGAAGAAGATAATGGCAAAACTATTCAATCCGAACTTTGAGATGACTGAGAAGCAGTTTGAGGCATGGCAGGTATTGACTGACAAGAAGACTAAGCAAATATGATACTGAGGAGGTGCATGATGAGGTAAATCCTTTATAGGAGTAATGTGGTTATGGCATATGGCTACTCACTACCCTAAAACAAGGTGGTTCATAGGTCGTAGAGAGCTTTCTAATCTTATGAAAACTACAGTAAATACTTATTATAAGATGGGACAAGCATACCATATACCTCAAGAGTTCATGTGAAGACTAGATAAAAAGTATAACATAATCAAGTTTGATAATAAGAGTGAAATACTGTTGTTAGACTGTGCTACACAGCCTGCAGACCCTCTCTTTACTAGATTCGGTTCACTAGAATTGACAGGATGATTTATAGATGAAGCTAACGAGATAGATGAGCAAGCCTTTACTATCCTAAATACTCGTATAGCTAGGCAAATGAACCATGAGTATAAACTTACACCTAAAATATTATGTACATTTAACCCTGATCAATGATGGGTAAAGAGAAAGTTCTATACACCATGGAAATCAGGAACTCTACCTGAGGATAGAGCTTTCATACCTAGTTTAGCTACTGATAACGACTTTGTAGACCCTGCATATATAGAGCAATTAAAGAGTACATCAGATGAAATCACTAAGCAAAGATTGTTATATGGTAACTTTGATTGGAGTGGAGATGCAGGTAAGCTATTCAGACATGATGAGATAGAAGACTTATTTGAAACCTATGTAGAGAAATCAGATGTAACATATATAAGTGTAGATGTTGCTAGATTAGGAGATGATAAGACAGTAATATGTGTATGGAAAGGTTTAGAATGTATAAAGATTATCCAGTATGAGAGGAATACTATCCCTGAGATAGCTGAAAGAGTTAAGGATTTAGAGCAAATGTACTATGTATCTAGGAGAAATATAGTAGTAGATTCAGACTGAGTATGAGGTTGATTAGCTGATATGTTAAGAGGTTGTACTAACTTTGTTAATAACTCTAGTCCATATAAACTAGAATCAGAGAAGAAATGATATGTTATAAGGAATTATGCTAACTTAAAGGCTCAATGTTACTTTAAGCTAAAAGAACTTATGGAGAAAAGACTGATTAGAGTATATGCAGACTGAGTAATAAGAGATAAACTATCAGAAGAACTAGAAAACATATTCATAACATGAATTGATACCGATGGTAAAGTGAAAATAGAGGACAAGAAAGACCTCAAGAGGAGAATTAACCGTAGTCCTGACTTTGCTGATGCTATAATGTTTAGAATGATATTTCTAGTAGAGCAACTAGAGCAAGATGAAAACACTTTTACATGAACATATGAGATAGACCGAGATAGTATATTATACTAAATGTCAACAATGTAATGCAAGTGCTTCATTGAAAAGTTTATAAACTAATAATATATAGGGGGTATAAAGTTTATATCTCCTATTTTTGTATGAAGATAAACGAAGTATTAAGTCAAGAAGACCAAGATAAACTCCTAGCTCAGATTGATAGAGAATATCAAGAGGGTTTTAATTATGTTGTAAATAAGAGAAACCAATATAGAGATAGAGTTATCAGGTGGAACAAACAATCAAAAGATGTTAATAAGATCAACATAAATATGATAGCTAATGCTACAGATACATTGATAGCTAGTTCATATACAGATTGATTAACAGTAAACTTTGCTAGTGCAGATGGTTGGGTATCAGCAGATAAAGCTGATAATCTTAACTATATGGCAGAATTTGATAATAACGAACAAGATTATCAACAATTATACTATCAAAAAGAACAAGATAGATACTTCTTCTGAGTAGGTATTAGATATAGATATGGTTGGGATGATGTAAGAAAGATGCCTAAATTCTTAGTAATTAATCCTCTTTCTTGGATACCTGACCCTATACCATCTCAAACAGGTAACTTTGATGGTTCAGGATACAGATTTCACTGATTTGAGTTCACAACTACTATTATGGACTTAATGGCAGATGAAAGCTATGACAGAGAACAACTAGATAAGTGTGTTGGTTCATACTTTAGTCCTGAAAATCAACAGAATTGGGTAGCTTATGCAGCTGCTTATAATTATGTAGTACCATCTAGTTGTGATGATTTAAAGACTAACTTCTCTTTAGATGTATACCATCACTTTACTAACTTCAATGGTAAGAAATACATAGTAACACTTACAAATGCTAGAAGATTAGTATTAAGAATAAAGGAATTAAAACCTATCTTAGCAGAAGAAAAGAAAAATCCTGACATGATAGAGTTCCCTATTATCCTTAACTATTGGAAACCTAGAAGAAATGATCCATTTGGAGAGAGTATTTGTGATAAACTAGATGATAAGCAAATAGCAAAGACAATCTTGTTTAACTTAAATATCATTAAAGCTAAGAAAGAAGCATTAGGTTGAGATTTCATATGGAACTCAAGACTAATCAAGAATAAAGATGATATATTAAAGCCTACAACTAACTGAAGAAATATCTTTGTAGACACAGTAGAGAATCTTCAAAATGTAGGTATGGAAATTCCTAGAAGTCAGATCAAAGCTGATAGTATCAATATGATACAAGCCTTAGATAATGAAGCTATGTTAGACACTAATATAGACACATTACAGCAAGGTATTGTTAGTGGAGGTAGAACAACAGCTACAGAATCACAAATTGCTCAAGCTAACAGTAACATTATTGGATTACTCAATAATAAAATCAATGCTTGGGGAGATAAGAGATTCCGATTTGAACGATGGAAAGGTTATCAAGAGAACTTTTCTAGTGTAGATAAGAAAAGTGTAGTTCTAGTAAGTAACTTTGAAATAAAATCATTTGAATTAGGTAAAGATGACTTCTTTACTAAGCAAATACCACACATAATTCTTTGAACTAAAGCAGACTTACAATCTAAGAACGAAAAAGAACAGATATTCCGAGATAAATATCTCTGAATGGTATTAAATAATCCATCTGTTCCTGATGTAAGTAAGAGGATAGCTCAAAGAATGTGTTTTAGATGTAACTGAAAGACACCAAATGAGATAAATGTACTAGTTCCATTAGAGAATGATGAAACAGTAGCATTAGGATTTGTAGAGATGGTAAATATGTGAGAAGTACCACACTCAATCTTCAGTTATCCTAAAGAATATCTTAGAACTTTTTGGGTATATCTCCAAAAAGCTGAGAATAACAAAGCTAAAGATGTAGTTCTTCAAGCTCTAAGGAGAGCAATGATAAACCTACCATTACAAACAATGGTTAATCCTGCTTTCACAGAGATGGCTAATAGTTCTAGCAATATAGCTATGAGCCAAGCTATGCAGAGTGCTGACAAGAAGATTACTTCAAGACAAGATTTAATCCCTTGACAATGAAGTGCTACAGCTAGCTCAATCATTTAGATAGTAATAGAATAACAATGGCTATTAAAAATCAATTAAAGGTAGAAATGTGGAATGAAACACCAATTACTACCGTTGAGAAAAATGAAATAAAGGAAGAAAAAGTTGAGAGTAAGGAAAATGTAAAGGAAGAAAAGAAAGAAAGCAAAATTAAAAAGGCTTTCAAGAAGAAAAAGTAGTTTTATATGCTAATTATAAAAAGAATGAGAGATTTAATTGTAAAGTTAGAAACCTTTAAGGATTCAAAGGAGTTTATCAAGCTATGGGAGGAACTAGAAGCATCTGTAGAAGAACAGAACAAAGAACTCCTAGAGTGATGAGATTTTATATGACCTTTCAATGAGGCTGATATAATCAGACATGAGATCAAATATATAGAAACTCTTAAAGATAAACTCTCTAATGTAAAGGACAAAGACACAAAAGAAGCACTAATTGCTGATTTAGATAAGTCTATCAAATGGAGAAAAGACAAATTATTAGGAAAGACACATGAGTTCAAGTTTGATTCAGAAGAATATATGGAAAAAGATTACACAGAAGCAGACTTATTTAGAACAGAGAATTGGTGGATAGAATGCTTTAAGCATCTACCTGAAAAGTTGGTTGAAGAATTGAAGTTAAAAGAATCTCAGGTAGAAGAAATGAAAGAAGCAGAAGTACAAGAGCAAATAGATGCTCTAGCTAGTCTTGAGGATGCAGGACTATAAGCTAACGGTCTTTAAAAATACTAACGAGTTGTAGATATTATATGAGGGTAGATAGTTTCGCAGTTCTATCTACCGACATATAATTGTAATCTCCTCGCCCTAGTATAAGGCATATTTTATACTTTAATGTATTACAATTATGGTAACACAAGATGATTTAATCCAAGCAGAATTGGATTGAACGATTGATGAACTTGAGGCAAAACAGGATGACGATTCTGAACAAGCTGAGGAAGTTCAAACAGTAGAACAACCTACTGAGGAAGTAAAGGAAGAACCTAAGGAAGAAAAGCCTGAGGTAAAACCTGATACTACAACAGACAAACAATCTAGTGTAGTAAAACTCCTAAAACAAAGGAACGAAGCAAGAGCTGAGGTTGAGGAACTTAAAGCCAAAATCAAAGACAATGCTGAGTTAGAAGCAAGAGTGAAAGAGCTAGAAGAAAGTATAGCTAGTTCAGAGCTTGCTAAAGAAGAACAGAAAGAGAGAGATGCTTTCTTTCAGCAATACCCTAATGCAGTATGACATGAACAAGGTATTGATAAGCTAAGAGCTGAGAAAGACTTATCCTATGCTGAGGCTTTTCAACTCTATGCTGCACAGAACGACCCTACATTGCTTATGGATGAACAATATAGGAACAAGTCGCAATCATGAGCAACACTTACTTGAGTAGCTAAAGTAAACACACAAGTAAAAGACCCTAAAGAGATTTCAGATTTCTCTGAGATGTCTGATGATGATTTCTTAGCTTGGAGTGATTGAATGGCTAAAAAAGAAAGAGCTGCTGCATGATATATCAAATAATCCATATTTCTTTTAGATTACAATTTATATCAAAATGGCAAACAATTTATCTGCTTTTACTCCTGAGTATTGGAGTGCTAGAACACAAAGACTTTTGAAGAAAAAGTTAATTGCTAGAGAAATCGCAAACTTTGAAGAACAAGCAACACTTAGAAACTGAGATATGGTACATAGACCATACTACTCAG